TTACTTGTTCCAAGGCTTTGTCACAGACACTGGCGGCTTCAAAGAAGATAAGACTCCAGAAAATGCAATCCGACGTTTTATTATTAGTCCTCAGATTTTTAATATCATCAAGGGTGCATTGATGGATCCAGAGATGGAAGATCTGCCCACTGACTACAGTCGCGGTGTAGACTTCCGTGTCACCAAGACACAAAAGGGCGGCTATGCTGACTACAGCACTAGCTCGTGGGCACGTCGTGAGCGTCCACTAAGTGAGTTTGAAATGAGTGCCATTAACAACAATGGCCTTCACAAGCTGGCTGACTTCCTGCCCAAGCGTCCCAGCGACGTTGAACTCAAGGTAATGAAGGAAATGTTCGAAGCGTCAGTCAACGGTGAACCGTTTGACAATGCTCGCTGGGGACAGTACTTCCGTGTTGGAGGCGGCGCAGTTGCCACTAGCACAGATACCACTGATGCACGTCGTGAGGTAAAAGCTACGACAACCGCACCAGCACAGTCTGCACCCGCAGAAGATCCTCCATTTGAGGTCAACACTCCTGTGGCCACTTCGTCCTCGGCGCCAGCCACCGATGGTAAGAAGCGGGCAGAGGATATCCTTGCCGCAATCAAGGCTCGTAACAACAAGTAAAAGAGCAAGGTGGGGGTAGGAATACCCCCACCTTTGTCTACCATGATTAAAAAACGACTGTTAGCCAACAGTAGATTTAATAATATGACTTTACCAGACGAACGATACCGAGCGGTAGTGGAAACAGAAAAGTTTTTGAGAGAGATACTCATAACTCCTAGAGTTCCAAAAACAATTAAACAGCAAGCTCGTTGGTGCCTACGACATTATCCTACCACGTGGGATATGCAACGGACGGCACTTCAGGCGCCTGATGTTTTTATGGAGCGTATGGATTCTGTGCATAAGTTTATAGTAGACGGAGAATCACCCTTGAGGACAGAAAATGACAAAAGCATTTGATATTTCAAAATTTAGAAAAACCTTAACCAAGAGCATTGACGGTCTTAGTTTTGGTTTCAATGACCCCACCGATTGGGTCAGCACAGGCAATTACGCACTTAACTATCTTATCAGCGGAGACTTTAACAAAGGTGTTCCGCTGGGCAAGGTCACTGTGTTTGCCGGTGAGAGTGGCGCAGGCAAGAGTTTTATTTGCTCTGGTAACCTAGTACGTGCCGCACAAGAACAAGGCATCTTTGTTGTATTAGTTGATACAGAAAATGCCCTTGACGAAGCATGGCTACGTGCTCTTAATGTAGACACCAGTGAAGATAAGTTACTCAAACTAAACATGGCCATGATTGATGATGTTGCCAAAACAATATCAGAGTTCATGAAAGCCTATAAGGTTGACAATGCCAATGTACAAGAGGCAGATAGACCCAAGGTTCTGTTCGTCATTGACAGTTTGGGAATGTTGTTGACACCCACAGACGTTAACCAGTTTGAAGCAGGCGATATGAAAGGTGACATGGGTCGCAAGCCCAAGGCACTGACTAGTTTGGTTCGTAACTGTGTTAATATGTTTGGATCGTGGAATGTGGGTATGGTTTGTACAAATCACACCTACGCCAGCCAAGATATGTTTGACCCCGACGATAAGATCAGTGGCGGACAGGGCTTTATCTATGCAAGTTCAATTGTAGTGGCAATGCGTAAATTGAAACTTAAAGAAGATGAAGATGGCAACAAGATCAGTGAAGTAAAAGGTATTCGTGCCGCATGTAAGATCATGAAGACACGATACGCCAAGCCCTTTGAAAGTGTGCAAATTAAAATTCCATATGAAACAGGTATGAACCCCTACAGCGGTCTCACTGACATGATGGAAGGCAAAGGGCTATTATCCAAGGACGGCAACAGTCTTAAGATAACACTCAGCGATGGTACAGTGATCAAGCAGTTCCGCAAAGCATGGGAACGTAATGAGAACGGTACCTTAGACCAAGTCATGGCCGACTTTAGCAATCTCTCTAATAAGACTCCTATTGTTTTAGAAGTTGAGGCAGAGTGATATATAGTAGACTATGATAAACTTTTCAGAATCAGCAGCCAACAAGATAGCAGAACTCATTGCCGAGGAAAATAACCCTAACTTAAAACTTAGGGTATTTGTTCAAGGAGGGGGATGTTCTGGATTTAGTTACGGGTTTACATTTGATGAAGCCGTAAATGAAGATGACTTTACCTTTGATACAAACGGAGTTCAAATGTTGGTAGATAGTATGAGTATGCAATACTTAGAAAACTCAACAGTTAAATTCGAAGATGACATTAGAGGTGCCAGCTTTGTAATTGATAATCCAGGTGCCAAGAGCACTTGTGGCTGTGGTTCTAGTTTTAGCTATTAAGGAAATTTATGTCTGAAGAAGAATTTAATCAGTCATACCTCTTAGAACTATACGAAATTGTTTTAGGGTATGTGCCCGAGCGTGAGCGTTCGAATTTAGCAGAGCATGTATTTGATTGGCTACGAGGCATCGAAGCACCAGATTGGGTGTTTGATGGCCTTGCAGAACAAGACAAAAACTTAGAAGAAATATCGCACGGTCGACCCAGCTTCGACGACGTCAAAGAAATTGACGAAGAACTTGACGATTTCGACGAGGAGTACGAGTTTGACGAAGACAACTACGACTCAGAGGATGATGAGTGACGTGGTTCAACCAAGTTACCAATGACTTAGCTCGTTTGCCGGATGCCCTTGAACACTTTGAAAATGAGTATTGGGTGGCGGCAGACGAAGTTAAGATATATGGCAACCTAGAAAAGTCTGCCGCAAGATTGCCCGGCATAGTCGAACAACGATTTAATCAACTGCAAGAAGTTGAAGCGATTCTCAATCACTTGAACATTCAACTTAGAAAAATTAAAAGTCGTCACTTTAAAAAGTATTTAGAAAATTACCAACGTGCTTTGAGTAGCAGGGATGTTGAAAAATATGTTGAAGGTGAAGATGAAGTAGTTGATTACGAAACATTGGTCAATGAGGTTGCACTAATGCGTAACCGCTGGTTGGGCATTATCAAGGCTCTAGACCAGAAGCAATGGCAAATTACAAATATCACCAAACTCCGTGTTGCTGGTATGGAAGATGCCACTCTATAAATTGTTGCACTGCAACATAGATGTATAAATAACTATGAGAAAAGTAAAGTGCCCGATCCTGGGGCTTTACACACTATCTCGCTTAACCTAAAGGAGAACAAGTATGTTCACATCACTAGCAAGTATGGTCACCCGACCAATCGAAATGGTACAAGATGCCAAGAAAACCTGGACTAAGACATATGTCCAAAACGAAAACATTCGTTCAGCACTAGATGCTTTCGTAGATGCACAAACAGTATTCGTCAAGCAAATCGTTGCAAACGTGGAAACTGTTGGCAAAGAAGTCAGCTCAGAATTAAGCAAGTTGCCCACGTTCGAATCACTGACTGGCAAGGCCAAGAAGTAATGAATGGTTCGATGGTACTTGTTTCTAGAATTGCTCACACTGTGACAGTTTCAGCATTACTGGTGTTATACGCCGTGGTTGTTATATCTGTTTTAGCTGATCTATTCTAAGAAATTTACAACAAGTGTAAGAAGCCGCCCCTGAGGCGGCTTCTTTTTGACTAAATATTAACATGCACTTACATTGGATTTTTGATATTCCTAACTATCGTTTATCATGCAAGGTAAACGATGAACTCACCTATGTGGCCATTAGAGGCGGCGTCGGTGGCATTGAAAAATATTACCAAGGTACTGCAACTCTTATAACATATGACCTTTGGCCCACCGAGTTTGTCTGGTTGAAGGAAACATATCCCAATATGCCAAGACCCAAATATACGCCAGTGGATGATGCCGACTATGAAGATATCAAATCTAAAAACCCCTATCATCCTTGGCATGATAGGAAGTTTTATCCCTACGGAATTAATGCAGAAAATCAAATATTAGACCGCTTGGGTCGTCCAGGTAATTTACAATCAAATTTTAATAATTGCATGTTTCAACCAATTTTTGATGCACCCGGTCTAGGTTATTTCGAATCATATGATGGTATAAACTTTTATCTAAGAGCGGTCAATCCCGGCGACGATGGCGCAAAATATTATAATAGAATGCCTTGTTGCGTATTCCCAGATAATCCAGGCATGCGGCGTGCCACTGATGCCGAACTTGAGCAATATGATCTAATAGAAAAGGCCAAAGGTATGGCATTCCCCCAACCGTCCAAAATGATTGCAGATCACTTTGTGTTACCCTAATACAACAGTTAATTCAAAATAAAACCGCCTTTGGGCGGTTTTTTGTTGACTTTTTTCAAATGCTTTGCTATACTATGTGTATGTTCAACAGCTTGGGAACAATCGATGCAATTAAAAAGAATAGGACTTTACAGTCTTACATTTCTTGCGGTATCTGCGGGTACGTTGGAAATGTCACATCGCAAGGAAGAAAGACAAGCAAGAGCATTGATGGAGGCTCGATTAGAGCAACAGAAATTTGATCACAAGCAAGTCACTTGTCTAGCTGAAAATGCCTACTACGAATCTAGAAGTGATTCTCGTCGAGGCATGGTGGCAGTGAGTCAGGTAGTCATGAACCGTGCAGAGATTATAAAAGCAACGCCATGTAAGGTAGTGTTTGAACGTAACTCACGTGGATGTCAATTTAGTTGGACCTGCGATTCACAAAGGTCTAGCTGGGATCGTCGTAGTTATCGCACTGCATTGTCGGTGGCACATGATGTGTATTACGGTAAAACCAAAGACATTGTCAACGGAGCAACGCATTATCATACCAAGGCAATTAAGCCTTACTGGAGTCGTAGCAGAAAATTTGTAAGGCTACACAACATTGATAGTCATGTATATTATAGGAGTCTAGAAAACAAATGGAAGTCATCATGAAAAAAATTGCAAAACAAACCTACGACACGTGGGCCACTGCCCATGCCAAAAGTTTTTGGGCCAACACCATTAACTGGGGGCATGCATTTTGCAATGAGTTCAACGTAGAAGACAGCGATCTATTTGATCAAGTGGATCGTATGAGTGCAGAAATCTTCATCTTTGAAAAGTATGTGGATGATAACATTGAGCCCGAAGCAGTGGCTGACATTGTATTTGATTGGACAGACTATCCCACAGTCAATGATGAATGTAAAGAACAAATGGACAAATATATCAATCAGGGAGAAGACCCCGGCGGGTTTTTAACCAGCATACTGTGCAATGACTTAATTAATACTGTGAGCAGAGCTACAGACGAAGAGTATGCCATGCTCAAAGACTTAGTAAAGTTCATGCATGCAGACATGCCCTATGAAGCCTGGGGCAATCACAAAGCAGTGAGTTCTTATCAACGTCGATTTATTAAGGAAAATTAAAATGTCTAAAACTAGCGTGGTTGGAGTAATCCTGGGTGTGGCATTTATCATAGCACTGGTCATCATTGGCCCGTTTTTGGTAATTTGGTCACTGAATACCTTGTTCCCCAGCTTGGTAATTCCCTATGCACTGGAGACCTGGTCCGCAATAATGCTGTTGGGCGGTTGGCTTTCGGGGCTGATGAACACAAAAATTGGCAAGTCCTCTACCTAAGGTCTGCTAAGTTGTTGATTTACAACAGATAAGTTGTTGTAAAAATACAACAAAAAAGATGTCTAAAGTGGCAGATTTTGGTTGACTTTTGTTTCCTACTAGTGCATAATATGTACATAGTTAGAAATAAGGAGTTCGAAATGTTTGCATACGCTCGTAAGACAGTTCAAGTTGATGCTACTCAAAAAGTAGCAGTCGACGCCCTGGTTGCAGTTGTTGCTCAGTTGGGACAACGGGACCAGGAGTTTGCTGGCTCGTTGATTTCA